TAATAAATTTGCAAGTGTTGTTTTACCTGCACAATCTGGTCCTTCTAATATAATTTTCATTTTAACTCCTGTTCTATATCTTTACTTGATGTTTCAATAATTAATTTTCCATATTTTTGTTGTAAAGTTTTTATTAAATTTTTCAATGAGCTAACTTGATGGTATGTAAAATTAGTAGATCCAGCTAATTGTATTCCAATTGCCTCGTCATTATGTAAACCTAAACCAAAACCAATTGCATCATCAGCTCTTCCTTTTTCAACTTTGCCATCAAGTGTTATAAAATAATGATATTTATAACCTAACACACCTTCTTTGCGATGTTGCATTTCGACTTGGTGCTTAGTAATATCCAAGTTTGATGGTGTATTAGTATGATCAATAAAAATTGAATTAGTTTCTTTTCTAGTTCTTAATCCGACATTTCTCATTAATCCACTCCGTAGGTATTGTTTCCTTTGCATATTTAAAACCGTTTGTTTCACACCATTTAGCATATGTTGTTTTAGATATTTTACTTATACGTTGCATTGGATTTGAAAACACAAATCTTATATCTAAATGCGGGTGTTGTTCTTTAATCATTAAATGTTTTTGACGATCTTTTGTAAAAAATATTCCTTTCGCTTCTATAATTATACCATTTGGTAATTTAAAATCTGGTGTATATCTTGTTGCTTTTGCTGGTCTCACAAATTTTACCGTTAACGTTTCATACTCAAAAGGAACGCCTAGCTTTTTTAATTGCATAGCTATGCGTTCCTCTAAGCCACTTCTATACGAAGTCTTCTTGTTGCGAAGGTTCGACGTTGTCTGTCTCTTCTTTCGCCACAAGTTGTTCTTCTTCCGTATGTACATAGCCATCTTCTTCTTTAAAACCTAACGAGTCCATAGACGGCATCGCACGAGATTGTAATTTAAGTATTTGTACTCCAATTAATCTCAATGAAATACCAGCTCCATTTGCTGGCACATAATAAGGTATAAGGTCTGCAGATACTTTAACTTCGCTGCCACCAAAAATATCTGTATTGATAATTGGTTGACCTTTTGCATCAACAACATGCGGTCTAATTGCCACATCGCCAATTTTAGCTTTAGTTTTAATTTTAAATAAAACTTTATTGCCTTCTTGTTCATCATATGGTTTAGCCGCAAGCTTGATTTTCTTATTAGGTGCTTTGGCTTTTTCTGATGCTATGTTGTCATCGTAAGCCTTGTCGATGATAGTAATAAGTTTTTGTGCCTTATCTTTATCGACAATTATGTTACAACTATACAACCCATCTGGATTAAACTTCGTATCTGGCTGTTTAAGCCATGGATAAGACGCATTTCCGACAGGCGTTGTAACTCGTACATATTTAGCCATGTTGTCCTCCTATGCTAATTGTTCTATATGTGTTACTAATACACTCCATTATGAAAAGAAATACGTTGCTTTGTTAATCTCTTCAATATCAAGTGTCCCTTTTTTTGGAAGTGGCTGCATTTTTACTCTAAGTTTGTCGGGCAACAAAGTATAGATTTGTTCTCTAAAATGGTCCAATGGATCCATTTCAGTATACATTTGTATAAACGCAGATCTGGTACATTTATTAAGTATATCCATATCCGCTGGTAAAGTCGCATATGAGTCATGTACCATTCCAAAATCTTTTATGCCATGTTGTATGCAATGATCTATTGTAAGCAACATTGCTGTTGCGTCAAGACTATGCACAAAGTTTGGTGAAATACCATTTGCTTGTTTTCTTCTATTTATTTTTTCTGTATTTGATTTTATTCTTATACGACCCATCATTTTAGTTTTGACAACCATATCTTTTTGGTCATAATAAGCTTGTTGTACTGGAAAACCTAAAGGAGAAACCCAGTGTACAGGTGTTTTAAGTGTTGCACAAAGTCTTGCAGCGTGTTGTAGCCATGCCATTGCTTCTCGTGCTTTAATTACTGTATCACCAATAGAGTCCCATATTATATGTGCTAAAAATAAATTAGCATTTGTTCTATTCATAAATGGAACACGATCACCACGTTCTTCTCGTTCTTCTACATAATCATCGACAAAATCAACGCAAGAATATCTAGTACCACCATATGGCAAAACCATTACAGATCGTTTTGTTGTTTTACGATCAACACCAAAATCTAACCATTGTTTTGCGTATGGATTATCAGATTGTTTTAATTTAGAATTAACTTTATCAGCAACTATTTGATAAATGTCTTGCGGATTATTTGTGCTTGTTAAATTTACTGCATGTCCACCAACTTCATCTCTTAACATTGCTGAAAAATGTTGCAAACCATTACAACTACCATCAATGTTAATAGGTAAACTACATTCATAAGCTCTACCATGTTTTATAAACTTATCAAATTCCATACACGCAGCAAGAAATTGCCATGGTTTATCTGCTTGTTCCCAAAAATTACAAGTAAAAGGTGATTGACTACTTGCAACAATATCTTCTTTATGTTTCATTGCCCATTGTTGTCGTTCTTGCAAAGGCACTTTATCATAACCATACATGTTTGCTAAATGTATACACAAATAACGTTCGCCAACTTCACCTAATGGTTTACTATTAGAAAATTTTAATAATGCTTTAGACAAATCAGGTCCTTGTGGATTAAGATATGCTGGAACAGGGTACATACGACCTCTAAAATCAAACTGATGTGGAAAACCAATTTCAGTTTCATCTTCAAACTTTTTGCCAAGCCATATTGTTTTAGCAGTTGCTAATCTTTTACTTCCTAATTTTTTATTAAGTGTATAAACAGCAGCAGCTTCACCTTTCCATCTTTTTAATACTTGTTTTTCATCATCATTTAAAATTGTTTTATTAATAATAGCTGAAGGTTTATTAGGTAAATCTAATAACTTACTTGTAACTAAACCACCTCTATTTCTGTCATCATTATCAAACACAGTTTGTGCAACTAACAAAATATTTTTATTAACTTTCCACATTGTATCTTGCACAGCATTAATACCTTGATAAACACCAGGCATATCGTATTGATGTAGTTCTTTTAAATAAGTTCTATGTGAAGTAATATTATGACCTGTAACAAGAAACATTGGCGATATATGTCTTGATATATAACCACCACCAATAGGTCTTTTCCAACGTCTTGGTCTTATCAACATTGGAAAATTTTCTGCATTTAAAAACTCATTAAAGTCTTTTACTTTTTTAATCCACTCTAAAGTTTTTTCAGTCGGTTGTATTACAAAATAAGATCTTTTTCTTTTTATTTCTTTTGATACTTTACAAAGATTTGTTGCTTGTATAAATATCGAGATTAACTTCTCGCCAACTAAAAGTTTTTCTCTTGTTGTCCATTTAGTCCATTCAAAGCCTTGTCTTTTACTACTAATTAATTGTTTCCATCTACGATATTCATAATGTGATGTACGCTTGTTTAAATCTTCTTCTATTTTATCAAACAAAAAACCATGTGTTTCACAAAATTTACGAAAATATAATTCATCTTCTATTTTACCACCTAAAGATATTGCTTGTGCTGTAAACTTACGTATAGTTGTTATGCCATCAATAATTCTTTTTGCTGCAATAACCGCTATAGTCTTTGTATCTAATTGTGATAAAAATTGTGTTGCAACAAATTTAGGTCCTCTGTTTACATCTTGTAAAAACAAATCTAATTCACGTTCATAATTTTCAATACTTGTTTTTAATAATTTTTTGCCATGTATTGTTAATGACTCATTTTCTTTTTCTATTACTTGTGCTTGTCTTATCTTTGTTTTATGCGCACCTCTATTACGCATTTCTTCTTCTAATGATATTTGTTTGTCTATTAAGTTTTTTATATCGCGATATCCAGCCATTGTGTGCCTCCATTGTGTGTACGTTTATCTAATACTTCTCTTGCTATTGTCACATTATGTGGTGCAAGATGAGCGTATCTTAATGTAGTTTTGTAGTTCTTATGACCTAACCAAGCTTGCACTGTTTGTATCGAAATACCTTTTTGTACTAATCTTGATGCGCAAGTATGTCTTGTCATATGAAAAGTAAACTCTTTGTCATTTGCAAGTCCCATTTGTTTTCTTGCATTATTCCATACTAATCTAAAATTTTGCTCTGTTATATTTACAAATGGCGTTGATGATAGTGAACGCAATATTTGCAAAGCTACAGCAGTTAATTCAATAGTACGAAACTTTTTATTTTTACTACGATATATAGTTAAATATCTACCATTAAGATCTTTATCTGTATTTATCTTTTTGAGTTCATTCTTTGTCATACCAGTCTCGATCGCAAACATTACTAGTTTTGCAAACAACAATTGATTTGACTGACACAATATATTTATAAACTTGTTTTCTTCTTCATAAGAAAAATATCTTAATCTACCTGGTCCTTCATCAAACCATTCAAACTCAGGCATTGTTTTAATAAAGTTTCTTTTGTGTGCATGTCTTAACATTAAAGACAAACAAGATAATTTACGATTACAAGTAGAACCTAAATTACCTTTTGTTTGCCATTTATTTATTAAGTTATCTAATGTAGTTTCTTTTATACTATTTATTTTAGTATCGTGACCTATGTCGTCAACAACATTAGAACAAGTTTTGTCTGCTGTATTAAATTTATTTTTAGTACGATCATACAATTGTTTTATTGTTAAATCATATTTTTCAGCATCAATTATTTTGCAAGTCTCTTCCCATGTGTTACCTGCTTTTAATAATTCTAAACATTGTTTTTCTGTTTGTCTTGCGTCATGCTCATCACCATTGATTTGTAAACGATAACGTTTATTACTAAAAAGCAAATCAATTTGGTAACCTTTATTTCTTTGGCGATATGCCATTGTTTACCTCCTTATTTATATAATATGGTTTATCTTTTTTGCCGTCAATCGTACAATTAGGACAATTAACTAACGCGCCTTCTTTGTGTACATAATGATTGCCTTTGCAGTCATTACAATACTTTTCTATTTGTTGATTAATCTCCTGCGACATTCCAAAACAAAGCTCCTTTCGATGCATGTTGTTTAATATAACGCCAAGCTTTTGCATCATAAGCTTTTGCGCTTGCAAATGGTGGTAACTCTTCATCTTTTTCGGCCTTTAAAAAAGGATATGGATGAGAGTAAACATTCCCATGACCGACTTCACCACGTTTCATATTACGTGCAACAGCAACACCATGAAACACAGCATTTGGCCATGCAATTTGTAATGCTCGATGTAACACACCAGTCGACAACACTGTCCATACTTCTTTTGGTTCTGGTATTTGACTTGCAACTTTTACAATTGATGCAGTTACATATGGATCGTTCTTAAAACCCATCTCTATATAATGTGCATTGTATATAATTGCATGGTCTCTTGCATGTTTTCTAAGTCCTGACATACCATATATTTTTTTAGCATGCAACTCTGCACCTAAATCTCTACATCGCTCTTGATGTTCAGATAATTCTTTTGCAAGTGGAATAAATAAACTTACACGTTTATGGTATCGTTTAGCAACAGCACATAAAGATATACCTGCATAACCTTGTCTTGGTTGTGCGTATACAATCTCATCAGCTGTAAGATTTTTTACAGTGTAATCTATAAATCTCATTTTGCTGCCGTATTTTAAATAGTCTTCTCGTACTACTTGAATACCATCATGTTCTTCAATTATTGGTTTTGGATTTGGATCTTGCCAGTTTTCTACAAGTCTAAGATAGGCTGATTTATTTGGATATAAAAGATTTTTATCTTTGTTTAAATTATCAATTATATGTTCATTATGCGGCATATGTTTTTCTCCCTGGATGTAAATGAATTAAACTTGTGTTCTTTAGATAATGTAAACCTTTGTCTAAATATTCTTGTGGAATATAATTCTCTACATATCTAATATAATCACAACAAACATCTTCCATGTTGTAAGGAAAGTTGCCTAATTGCTGACACAATTGCAACATACAATAGTCATAAAATTTTTTATCTCTTCTGCCTTTTCCTGGTACAAACATCAAGTCTAATGCTTCAAAACAATTTTTACCATAATAGCAATGGCTACTTCTATCTACCAAAGAGGGAAAGTATTCCGCGATATCCATAACCATTGCAGTCATCACAAATTTGTACCTTTTAAAACCATGTGATGTCAACCAATCTAGAACCCAGTCAACTGTCTCACGCTGTTCTTGCAATTGGTTTTTTGATTTTAAATAATTGTACAAATCATGTGCAAGTTTGGGCGCATGCTCACATAAAAACTCTCGGCCACCTTTGTCATAACAACCCGTAGGTTTATTAAAGGGAGGTATTTGGTTACCGATCGAGGTAAAAAAAGGAGCTTGATATCGTTTTATAAACTCTACCATTTGCTCAATCGTGCACAATCCGGCATTGTATATTGGTTTTAATATTGTATTACGATAACCGTGGTCAGACTCAAACGATGCACCTGAACCTGTAATACGATGTACAATAAATAAATAAAACCATGTTACATCACTACAATCTAATCTTGTTGGACAAACTTGTTGTGTTGTACAAGTCTCTTGTGTTTTACCATACCACAGATCTTCTAGCATATTTGCAAAACCTGCATATCGTCTCCACACTGTATCATATATAGTTACAACGTCCATTAGTTGATCTCCACATTTAAAGCTACGTGGATATTTACCAATATTACGTTCATTTAAACTTTTAGCCAAACCATAGTATCTTACAAAGTCTACATGATAAGGTGTTATTTTAAGTTCTTCTGATATTCTTTTTGTCATTATGTTAGGCATCAAAATCTCCTTTGCATTGTATCTAAATCAGTTTTGTAACTATCTGTTGACAAATGCACAGATTTAGGCTTTTCCATATGCTCAGGCTTTAACTCACCATTTTCATTTTCAAAATAATCTGGCCATGCATGTATACGCCATTTCTTTTTCAATGCTAATTTACTTAAATTATTATTAAAAAAGTTTTTGACGTCTGTACGTTCTGCAAAAGAACCAAAGAACGGCTCTTGCTCATAATAACCACTTTTTGGTATTACACGGTCATCTGCAGGCAATGGCAATGCATGAACCAATGTAACACTTTCAAAGTTATTTATGTCATTTAGTTTTGTTAGTTGCTCTTCAAGTCTCAGTGTCAATACATTTACAGAGTCTCTTGGATTATCTCTACGACATAAATGATGTCTAATATCTATGTTACCAAAATAAACTTTTAAATGTTTTATATTAGTACTGACAAGCGATGATAGTGACTTGTTAAGAACACCATGCAATGTTAGATGATCTATACGTTTAACCATATAACCAGGCTCCCATACACTATGTGCATGCGAGTCACCAAGCACAAGACTATTAGTCATTGGCTGTGTCCATACAGGAATACGTTTACATATGTCAGACACTTGGTCCCAGTTTATTTCATTCCATAATGGAATATCTGATTTACGCTTACTACACATATAACCAAAATCAGGCATTGGAAATTCAAGCGAAACAAATTTGTCTTTGTGTTCAACAAAGTCTATAAATCTATTTGCAAGTTCAGGAGTTACACCACCATATAAATTTAACTGACCTTGAAATTCCATACCGTGATATAAATATATACGATTATAATTATTCCAATCAGCATCTTTATATAAAATGTCTGGTTTATCATCCATCATGTTTCTTAATAGTCTTGGCCAACTTGATCTATGCGAATGAGTTGACTTACTTATTGGATAGTGTATGCAGTCTATACCAGTTTTTGTTGGTTTCATATTAGCAATCTCTTGCAATGAATAGCCTGCTGATAATAAATCATTATCCGTCGGTCTTGTTGTCATCTTCGTTTACCTTTCCATCTATAAATTTAATAAAAGTTTGTGCATAATTAATTAGATCTAATGCACTGTCACGTGCACTTTCGAATTGTGTCTTATTTTTGTTAAGCATAACAGACTTAATTCGAATAACTTTATCATGCATATGTACATACAGACTGATCCAACCTAAGTCTAGATAGTCTGAACGTTTGACACTCGAGCCTTGATAGTCTTTAGTCTTTTTGTCTAACAAGGCTTGAGCTTCATCAAATACGTAGTTCTTAGTTTTATCTGCCATTAGTTATACCAAGTACTTGATAAATATTTGTATGTGCCATATTCTCATAATAACATTTGTCATTCATAGCACAACCTACCCATGTCATTGCCCATAACATAACAACAAATAACATAGCTAAGATTAATTGTCCGATAAATTTAATTGTGTTCATATTAGCCTCCTTGGTTTTATTTATATTCACACAAGACCATAATACGACATTTTATTTGTATTTGTAAACACTTTTTTTAGGTCCTATTTATATAAAAAAATGAAGCACCCCTGAACGGTTGTCTGTGATACAATATATACAATATGTTACGAATTGTTACCTGCGCGCCTCTGGTGCGGCCGAATACGGACAGATAGTGCCAACCAACTGATATTTCTTACCATTCACAACCAATTCATGTTTGTTTAACTCATCGTGATATTTAGTCTTGATCTCAATATCACATGTATTTGTTTTAAACCCATGTATTTCTATTGGTGTGCTCACGGTCCATGTTTGATCAAACGGCACCAACAACAATGCAAATATATATTGACTCATGATCGTTCTGTACGTGTTACTAAAAAAAAAACAGAAGGCCACACGATTGATGCGAGCGATTTTCTTAAAAAGAGAACAAAATGAGAACAAATATCGTTAATTATAATCATTATAGACTACAATAGATGTCATATCTTTTGCAGATGGTTGGAAACATTAACTATTTATTTATTTCTGTCACATGGCTAGTGACAATGCTAGTGGCTGGCCGTCCAAATCGCGTATGGGTACATGCGGCCGAGACGCTACTACATAGGCCTCTTAGATTTTCTCCTGAAATATGGGCTAATGTTTGTTGACAACCAGACCTTTAACCCCACGGACTGAGGCTCCGAGTTGCTCTAATATCCAGTCTTTTAGTTCAGACCTTACCAACAACTCAGTTATGTCATTGGCATATGTGTTTACTAGTAACTCTTCGGTCGTATTGTTGTCTAGTTCATGCATGTGGTGAGTATGATGAAGAAACTCATGGATAACTAAATTAAGTGCATCAGGTCCACCACGCTCTATGATGGTCCTATCTAGGTAGATTGTGTATGGTACAGAGTTAATATAACTACCGTACTGCTCACCAATATCTTTACTAATATGTGTGTCTAATAACTTAATAGTCACTGTAGTAAATCCTAGTGTAACTTTGTCAGGTATAGTTGTTTTCTTCATAATGTTGTTAGTTGTATTACATAGCTGACCAGAGTCACTGAGTCTGGAGACCTTTT